TACATTGGACAAGGCAAATGAAATTTTCAGAACTTGTAAAATTATTAAAAGAGAAAGAACAACTTTCCAAACCTAAAAAGAAAAAGAAAAAGAGGATAAAACATGGCTGATAGTAAGATTAGTGATTTAACAGCATTAACGTCTAGTGCATCAGATGATGTATTACCTATAGTAGACACCAGTGCAACTGCCACTAAGAAAATGACTATAGAAAATATATTTAAAGATATACCTGTAAGTGTCGGTGTTAACGAAAGCACACCACTTGCTAAGTTGCACGTAGTAAGAGATGCGGTAAATCATTCAACGCAAAGTTCACTAGCACCAATATTTGTTGAAGATGATACTAGACCAGGCATTTTTATTTCAGGTAATTTAAACAACATAGGTATTATACAATTCGGAGATAATTCATCTATTAACTCAGGTGAAATTTTTTACGATCACAGTGCAGACAAATTTAGCTTTAGATGTGCAGGTACTGTACAAGCTACTTTAGCTGATGGCGTATTTGCACCTGAAACAGATTCAGATGTAGACTTAGGTACTTCCTCTTTGTACTTTAAGGATGCGTTTATAGATACTATCACAACTACTGGTGCTATTAATGGCTTTGCTAAAAGATGGGTTGCTTACACTGCAAACTTTACCGCAGTAGCTGGAGACAGAATACTTGCAGACACTTCAGGTGGTGCATTTACCGTTACTTTACCTGCATCCCCTGCAGTTGGTGATGAGATACACATACTAGATAGTGCTGCATCTTTTGATAACAACAATTTAACCGTAGCTAGAAACGGTAAAAAAATACAAGGTGCAACGGCAGACCTTACTATTACCACTGAAAATACAGGTATTGGACTTGTGTTTATGTCAGACACTTATGGTTGGAGAGTATTGGTTGATGCTTACAATGTAGATACTACGGAGCTGTAACATGTATGACATTTACAACCCTAATCAGGATGTACACATCGACAGAGGCACACGCAAACTTGTTGTTAAAAGTTCGCAAGATACTACACCAATCTTAGAACAAAATAAGATATTTCGTAATCATATACCTGAAGCACAAAAAGGTGAGTTTCAACGTATTGCACAGATACCGCTTATTGCGTTAAAAGTAAAAACTAAAGAACGGTTTGGTCATTCTAACTTTTACAAACTTGATAACGAACAACAAAAAAGTTTGGTACGTGAAATGGTAAACAGTAATGAGTATATGTATTTTAGAACAGGAGATAAAAGATTATAATGGCTTTAGATACATACGCAAACTTACAAACAGCAATCGCTAATTTTCTAGCACGTGATGATCTTACTACGGAGATTGTAGATTTTATCAAACTAACAGAAGCAGATTTTAATCGTAGACTACGAGTACGTGCTATGGAGACAGTTAACACTTCATTTAGTATTGATGCAGAGACCGAAGCACTACCTACTGGTTTCTTGCAAACACGCAGTTTTATTTTAGCTACTAATCCTAAAACAGCTTTACAATTTATGACACCGTTTCATCAAGCAGAAACACAAGGTGGTTCAGAAAGTGGTAGACCACGTGCATACTCCATTGAGGGTACAAACTTTAGATTTAGTCCTTCACCTGATAGCACCTACACAGCTACCATAGTATTTTATAAAGCATTTGATACTTTAAGTTCATCAACCACAACCAATCATATTCTAACTAATCATCCTGATGTATATCTTTATGGTTCGTTATATTTTGCTAGTACATTTATTCGAGGTATGGATCCACAAACTGTTGCTCAGTTCAAAGGTCAATACGAAGCTGCACTACAACAAGTAGAACTTGCAGATGAAAAAGATAAATATAACGCTACACCATTAGTACAACGATCAGGTATAAGTATAAACAACATTGATAACGTAAGATAATGCAAGTACCTTTTGGAGAATGGCTACCTGACCTACCCGATCACGTGAATCCTGGTGCTACTGAGGCAAAGAATGTTTTTCCTGCAGTAAACAGTTATCGACCATTTAACAATATTTCAGTTACCTCAAGTAACGCACTAGATGCAAGATGTCAGGGTGCCAAAGCCTTTAAATCAGACAGTGGTGTCGTATCTATCTTTGCAGGTGATGCTACCAAATTATACAAACTAACAGCAAATGCTTTTGTTGATGAAAGTGGTGGCACTACTTTTAGTTACTCTGATGAAGGGTATTGGGACTTTGTAAGGTTTGGTGAAGTTGTAGTAGCTTTTAATGGTGATGATGCACCACAAGCATACACATTAGATTCATCATCTGATTTTGCTGCATTGTCAGGATCACCACCAGCATTTAGACATGCTGCCGTAATTGGTAATTTTTTAGTTACAGGTTTTCAACCTTCTGCACAGAACAAAGTACAGTGGTCAAGTTTTAACGATCCGACTTCATGGACTGCAGGTGTAAACCAAGCTGATTCTGAAGTGTTGCCTGAAGGTGGAGTTATCACTGGTATTACTGGTGGTCAGTATGGTTTGATATTTCAAGAGTCACGTATTACTAGAGTAGACTATCGTGGTGGTAATGTAGTGTTCTCATTTAGACGTATAGAAGAAAACAAAGGTGCGGTACAAGGTAAGAACGTAATTCAAGTTGGTAATCTTGTGTACTACCTATCAGAAGATGGTTTTTATGTAACTAATGGTACACAATCAAAACCTATTGGTGCTAACAAAGTTGACCGTTTTTTCTACAATGATTTAAAAACTGCATTAAGAGAACGTGTCAGAGCTTCTTATGACCATGAAAATAAATTAGTTATGTGGTCATATCCATCTGCTACAGGCAACAACTCAGGTACACAAAACGATAAAATTATTATATATCACATAGCTAGTGATAGATGGTCATTGGTAGAATTAGATCACGAAGTTATCGTTGATAGTTTATCACCTGGTCTTACATTGGAGGAGCTAGATGATTATCCAGCATCAGGTACTAACGACATAGATGCAATTACTGTATCTTTAGATAGCCCAGCATTTATTGGTGGTCTACGTACTTTGGGTGTATTTAATACAGATCACAAATTAGGATCATTTGAAGGAGATGCACTAGAAGCAGCTATTGGAACTGGCGAAACAGAAATATTTGCTATGAACCGATCATTAGTTACACACGTTAGACCTATTGTAGATACAAGTTCTGCTACAGGTACGGTAAGTTTTCGTAATAGAGTTGCTGACTCTGCTACGACTACTAGTGCTGCAAGTATGCACTCAACAGGAACAATACCGTTTCACAAATCAGCAAGATATTTTAAATTTAACTTACAAATACCAGCAGGTACTACTTGGTCAGATGCACAAGGTATTGATGTAGAAGCAATCAAAGAAGGATATAGATAATGACATTTTTGGAACAATTACAACAATCTGCAGGATTATTACAAAATCAAGTTTCAAACTTACAACCACCAAGTATAACTGACGTACCACAAAACAGATTTGTGGGTAACCAATTTCAAATGCCAAGTAACATAAATCAATCGACTTCATTTGGTTTTACTCCAGGTAATTTTACTTACACGCCAGGAGCATTTAATCAATATGGTAATATACCCGTAACTGGCATGTTACCACCTGCTGTATCTACTACACCGACACAAGAACGTGAAGGCCGAGAGGGTGAACGTGGAGCTTTTGGCAATCAAAATAACGTAAGCACTGAATTTGTAGGTAACAGAGGTTATAGAATTGGCCCTGATGGACAAGTAGAACAATTAGATCCTGAATCTATTGATTATCAATTAAATAAATTAGTATTTGATGCACTTAACATAGCAAAAGTAAATCCTTTAAACCCATTAGGATACATAGATAGTATGTCACAAAGATTAGATCCTAATGTTATGAGGCAAATTCAAGCGTTTGAGTCTGCAAATCCACAAAGTTTAACTTTTGCACCAGGTGTTGCTCAAGCTATACAAGATGTATTTGGAACTCCTGAAGGCCCATTAGGCGGTGTGACACCAACTGATATACAAAACTTCACTGGTGCTACACCACCAGGATTGTTAAATAGACCAGTACAATTAAATATTGATCCACTGGATCTAAGTTTACCAACTACACCAACTGTAGCTAGTTTAATAGAAGCAACTCAAAATTTACAAACTGGTAACGGTGGTGGTTACTCTCCAAGTCCAGGAACAACAGGGCCAGGAGGAACTGTTGGTAGTGGTTCTCAACCACAAGGGCCATTTGGAATTGGACAAGGTAATCAAGGTAATCAAGGTAATCAAGGTAATCAAGGAGGAGCAAGTGGAGGCCCTATTGGTGGCCCTCCAGGTGGGCCAGGTTCTGGCATGGGTAGATTTGGTAAATAACTATGGCTAGTAAAATAGATTTACAATACATCTATCAAAACATTGACTCAACTGAGGAGTTTCAATTAATTGTAGAAGAACTTACTAATCAACTAATACGGTATCATAACGATGAAAATCAGGAGGTAACATCATGGTTTCTAGCATAGATCAATGTAAGAATTGCGATCATAGTTGTCATTGTGGAAACAATGGTGTTTGTGTAAGTTGCAAGTGTGCAAATTGTGAACATTTTGCTTACGAGGATTATTATAAATCATTAATGGAATTAAGTAAGCATAGAGACTAATGGCACATACCTATAAAAACTCAAAGGTAGATTTAACTACAACTAATGATACAGTTTTATATACATCACCTGCAGCTACTGTAAGTATAGTTAAATCAATACTTGTTTCTAATGATGATGCCAGTAATGCTTGTGAAATCACAGTTACTTTACTTAACACAGGTAATGATGTATTTAGTTTATTTAAACAAAAAGATATAGCTGCTAAAACAACAACTGAATTATTAACTAATCCTCTAGTAATGAATACAGATGAAGAATTAAAAATACAAGCAGAAAATGCAAATGATCTGCATGTTATATGTAGTTATTTAGAAATTTCATGATTGGCATTGTACAGATACCACAAGAAAACATAGAGACAGTTTGGAACTTAGTAGATGAGTCAATTACTAAGGCATTAGCTTATTCAGGACACCATTTTAATACCTCAGATGTATATGAGGCGTGTTTGAGTGGTGATAACCAGCTATGGTTAGCATGGGATGAAGAAGCCAAAACTAAACTCAAAGCGGTAGTAGTGACAAGAATTATAGAAAGACCGAATAGTAAAGTCGCTAATATCTTTATTTGTACAGGTAAGAATAGAAAAGATTGGCAAGATGGATTGCACGATATAGAAAAATGGGCTAAAAGTAATAAGTGTACACACTTTGAAACTTATGCCAGACCAGGATGGTCAAAAATATTAAACAAACAAGGGTTTAAGACAACCCACTATTTATTAGAAAAGAAATTGGAGAATTAAGTATGTCAAGTGGCGGTGGAAACCAAACAACTACACAAAGAACGGAGCCTTACGCACCTGCAGAACCGTTTTTGCAGGATATATTAGGTGAAGCACAAAACATTTACCGAAGTGGTTTAGGCAGATCATTCTTTCCAGGTAGCACCGTAGTACCGTTTGCTCAACAAACTCAAGAAGCACTTAATTTACAACAAGCTGCAGCTTTAGAACAAGCTCAAACTTCTCCATTACAAGCACAAGCTGCACAAACCTTTGGTCAGTTTGCAGCAAGTCCTCAGTCATCTTATGGTCAATTAACTCCACAAGCTGACTATTTATCAGGTATTCGTGAAGGCATAACTTCAGACGTACTAGGTTCAGTACAATCACAGTTTGGTGGTATGGGTAGAACTGGTACCTCGCCTATGGCTCAACAAGCGGTAGCTAGAGGTGTTACTCAAGCCTATGCACCACTTGCCG